CGTCCGCCAGCAGCTACGCGCCATCGCGAGCGCGCTAAACGTGCCTTACGAGATCCTGAGCGGCGACGTCTCGCAGGTGACGTTCGCGAGCGGCCGACATGCGTTGTTGGAGTACCGCCGGCAGCTTGAGAGCATCCAGCACCACATCGTCGTCTTTCAGCTTTGCCGCCCCGTGTGGGAAGCCTGGACGCGCCTGGCTGTGGCTGCCGGAGCGCTGCCCGAGGGCGACTACGGGGACGTGCGATGGATCGCGCCCCAACTTTCGATGCTCGATCAGCGGATGGAAGTTCAGTCCGTGATCCAGCAGATTCGCGCTGGCCTGATCTCGCGTTCGGAGGCGGTGTCCGCATCCGGGTGGGACGCCGAGCAAATCGACGCCGAGATCGCCCAGGACAACGCGCGGGCGGATCGGCTGGGCAACGTGTACGACTCCGACCCACGTCGCACGACGTTGCAGGGCCAAGAGCAATCGACGGCCGCGCCGGAGGCACAGCAATGATTCACCGGCTTCCCCGCGTCCTGCCTGAGTTCGTCAGCGGCAAGTGGCAAGGCGTCCGACCGTCCGAGCTGGAGTTCGCCGACCTGTGTTACCTGTCGCGCCGCAGCCCCAACGCGATTGACCGCGAGATGGCGCGGCAAGAGATTTTCCGCCGCCTTCGGGTGGCGAAACAGAGGAGGTTTCATGACCGAAACGATTCACGTAAGAACGGCCGCGTTTGAGCCGGCGAGCTTCAACGCGGACCACGGAACCGTCGATGCGGTGATTTCGGCCGGGGCCGACGTTCCGCGACGCGACCTGAGCGGCCCGTTCATCGAGCGGCTATCGATGGCGCCGGACGCATGGACCACGGCGCGGCCGACGGTCCCCGTGCTGAAAGACCATCAGCGAACTGTGGATTCCGTGATCGGCCGCGCCGAGAACATCCGCGTTGAGAACGGGCGGGCGCTGGCGACGATCCGGCTTTCCGACCGGCCGGACTTGGCGGGCATCCGCCGCGACATCCAGACAGGCATTCTCGATTCGCTTTCGTTCGGCTTCACGGTCCCGAAGTGGCGCGAGTATTCAGAGAACGGAACGCGCGTCCGCGAGGCCGAGCAGATTGTGGTTCACGAAGTTTCGTTTGTACCGATTGGGGCGGACCCCCAAGCAACAACCAGAGGTGAGGTGACTATGGAACAACAGCAACAGGAGCAAATCCGCTCCATCGCAACGGCGGTTGGAGTGCCCGCCGCATTCGCCGACGATCTCATTCAACGCAACGTTTCTGTGGACGACGCCCGCACGGCGATCATTCGCGAGGCGGCGCGCCAAACGCCCGCCATCGACAACCGGCAACCGGCGGTGGTGACCCGCGACGCCGGCGACAATCTCATCGCGCGCCTGGCGGACGGGCTGTACAGCCGGATGAATCCGGCGCACAAGCCCGAGGCCGGCCGTGAGTTCGCCTACGCGCGGATTTCGGACATCGCGAGGCGCTGCCTGGAGCATCGCGGGCTGAGCACGCTGGGCAGCCCGGCCGAACTGGTGACGCGCGCCTTGCACTCGAGCAGCGACTTCGCCAATGTGCTCGCGGAAGTCTACAACAAGTCGCTGCTCACGCTGCGGAGCAGCCCGAGCGCGGTCGAGCAGGTGTTCCGCCGCGCGACTGTGGCGGACTTCCGCGCGCGGCACATCATGGAGATCAGCGACGGGCCGGCGCTGGCCGAAGTCGGCGAGAATGGCGAGATCACCTGGGGTTCGATCAGCGACAAAGAACTGGCGAGCTACTCGGTCAAGTCCTACGCGCGGGCGTTCGGCATCAGCTTCAAAGCCCTGGTTAACGACGACATGCAGGCGCTCGCCGATATCTCCGCGAAGATGACCCGCGGCGCCCGCGCCTGGTTCGCCGGATTCCTGGCGAACGTCATCATGTCGAACCCGACGCTCGCGGACGGCGTGGCGGTGTTCCATGCCAACCACAACAACCTGGCCGCCTCAGGCGCCGCGCCGTCCGATACCACCATCGGCGCCGGGAAGCTGGCGATGCGGCTTCAGACCGACGCGAGCGGAAACCCGATTGACGCGCCGCCGCGCTACATCGTGATTCCGGCCGCGCTGGAGGGCACCGTGGACAAGCTGCTGGCCACGCTCTACCCGACCAGTTCCGCCACTGCCGAGACTTCGGCGCGCGGTCTGATCCCCGTGGTGATCCCGCAGTTCGACCAGGCGGGTGAGGATGCCGCGTGGTACCTGTTCGCTTCGCCGTCGGACGCGCCGGTGTTCGAGTACAGCGAGCTTTCCGGCTACGAGGGTCCGCGCGTCGAGACGCGGCAGGGATTCGACACCCTGGGGACCGAGGTGCGGGTGGTCTGGCACGTCGGGGCTGGGGCCATCGACCATCGCGGCGCCTACAAGAATCCGGGAGCGTAGTCATGACCCTCGCAGAGCTTCAGGCGAAGCGGGAAGAAATTCTCGCAGAGATGGGCGCGCCGGATGTGCAGTTCGAGGCGAGGGGCGTCAAGCGGCGCCCCCAAGCCGAGCTTGAGGCGGCGCTCAGCCGGGTGGACGCGGAGATTGCGAAGCTGCAATCCCCGCAGGACAGGCTTTTTACGATTCAAACGAAACGAGGACTTTGACCATGAAGAACTATGTTCAATCGGGAAACAACATCGTCGTGGCCGCGCCCGCGGGCGGGGTCATCTCCGGTCAGTTGGTTGTGGTTGGCCGGTTGCTCGGCGTGGCTTCCACGACGCAGCCGGCGGGCGCGAGCGTCGAGATCGTCACGAGCGGCGTTTTCGAGTTGCCCGCGAAACCGACGGATGAGATCACCGTGGGCGACCTGCTGTACTGGGACGCGGCGAACAGCTACTTGACCAAGACCGCCGGCACGGGCAGCAAACCGCTGGTGGGTGTCGCGGTGAGCGCGAAGGCGGCCGCAGTGACCACCGTCCGGTGCAAGCTGGGTGTCCACGGCATCACCGGACCGGCGTAGAACAAGCTTCCGGCCTGAAGCCGGAGGATGGGACTTCGAAACTGGGGCGGCGGCCCATCTGCGGAATTTCCGTAGATGCGCGAGCCGCCCCGATTTTTCGAATCCGGCTTTCGGGCGTCGGGTTCGCCGCGCGGGCTTCCGGTTTCTTCCCCCGTGCGGCAGAGGGGCCGGGTCTTACTCCTTTCTACCGGCGGGCCGCCTCCCGCGCTTTTACTCCTTGGGCGTCACGGCGGCAAATCAGGGGCGCCAGTGTCCCTCCTGGCTGGCGCCCCTCTTTTCGAGGCGATGATATGGATTTTTCTTCGTTGAACCGGCGATGCATCTCGACCTTCGGGCAGACGGTCACCTACCAGCCCGCGGCTGGCGAGCCGTTCGAAGTCGCGGCGATTGTGGAGCGCACGACCGATGAGCAACGGCGCGCCGATGGTGTCTACGCGTGCCTGTTCGTCAATATGGCCGACTTCGGCGCGGCGCCCGCGGCCGGCGACGAGGTGACGGTTGACGGCGCGACCTACAAGGTGTTCCAGGTCATGACGGACCCGGCGGGGGGTGGCTGGCTCAGCCTGCGGGAGAACGTCTGATGCCCAAGCTGTCGAAAGCCGATCAGGCCGCCAAGATCACCACGAATGAGGCGCGGCGCCGCAAAGAACTCGCACTAGCCGAAATTCGCGAAATGGAGCGGGACAAGCTGCGCGGCGCCCTGTTGCCGGCGGCCGATGTGCGCAAGGTGTGGGCCGAACGCCTGAGTGCGTTAAAAGACCGTGTGCTGATGTTGCCGGACCGTCTGGCCGCGCGCCTGGCGAACCGGCCGGAAGCCGAGGTGCGCACAATCCTGCGCGACGAACTGGAACAAGCACTACGAGCGATCCATGCAGACGCAACCTCAGCGGTGTAACGCGTACACCGTCTGGTGCGACGCGCTTGCGGCCCTGCTGCCGCCGCCGCGCCTCACGGTGAGCCAGTGGGCCGATGCCCACCGCGTGCTTGACAATACCTCGCCGGAGCCGGGACCCTGGCGGACGGACCGCACGCCGTACCTGCGCGAGATCATGGATTCGCTCACGCCGTCATCGCCGTGCGAGCGCGTGGTCTTCGTCAAGGCCGCGCAGTGCGGCGGCACCGAGGTGCTCCTGAACACGTGCGGCTACCTGATGCATTACGCGCCTGCGCCTACGCTGCTGGTGCAGCCGAGTGTCGAGATGGCGAAGCGGTTCAGCAAGCAACGGCTGGACTCGCTGATCGAGAGCACGCCCGTGCTTCGCGGGCGCGTCAAAGACCCGCGCTCGCGCGACAGCGGCAACACGGTCCTCCTGAAAGAATTCGACGGCGGCGTGCTGATCCTGACCGGCGCAAACAGCGCGGTTGGCTTGCGCAGCCTGCCGGCGAAGTA